GTGGAGTATAAGGTGTGCCAGGATTAACTTTACGTGTAGTTCCACTTGTACCCGATGTAGGTGAGGTTGAACCTTTTGTTGTTACAGTACCACCACCGCCACTTGCTGCTGCGTATCTTGCTGCGTTTGCTGCAGCCTGTGCTTGTGCTGCCTGCAATGCTAGACGTTGTGCCTCAAGCTGAGCCTCAGCTGCAATGTCTGCTGCTTTAACCTGAGCGTCTGCCTGAATCTGTGCTGCATCTCTATATGCTCCTGAGTAGTTGTCCTGAGCTTCTGCACCGATTGCTGCGTTAATGAGTGAAGCAAGAGATGACTGGTTGTTATTGTAAATACCAGCTGCCTGCGTATTAACATTGTTAGCATAACCTAAATCTGCTGCATACTTATTAACGAGATAGTTTGCAAGAGTCTCCTCAATTGAAGCATTGTACTCCAACTCAGATGTTCTCTCCTGAATCTCATCATTATAAAGCTGACGGATATTACCCATAAGGGTTTCCATAGCTGCATTAGATTTATCAAGAGCAGTGACACCATTCTTGGCGAGGTCTGCATAGTAATCATTTGCTGCATTAACTCTGGCTTCTGCATTTTCCTGAGCAGTCTTAGCATTTTCTTTTGATGTAGCTAAGATAGCACTAAGCTGATTGGCTGCTGCCATACCTTTGTTGATACCATTCTGAATACCTTGTGCATACTGCTGACGAATAGTATCAAGTGCTGAGTCTTGATTCTCTGCTACTGCCTGTTTATAAGCTGCGTCTGCTTGACGTAACTTCTCCTGCTGTGCAGCCTGAGCAGCCTCAGTAGAATTATTAAGTAGATTAAGAATATCCTCATAGTTATACTGATAATCTTCTGCACCAACCTCCGAAAGGTACTGTGCTATTGTTCTAATCTTAGGGTCAATTACATCAATCCTATCTGGTGCAGTATAACCTGGGTCTTGCACAGGGCTTTTCAAACCACCGAGTTGTGAAATAATCTGTGCAATAGTTGCGTATGGGTTATTTAAGTTTCCAACGGACTGACTGAAATATACTTTAGCTGTTGCCATTTGTAAATCTCCTTTATATGTGCGATTTATGTATGTATAAAGTGTCCATATAGTAGTAACAATATGTTAGTAATATATGGACACAATATACATACATAATGGTTAAATTCTATTTGATGTACTGTTTACCATTATATAAAGCGGCACACCAGCCTGAAGGGGTTTTCATCCAGATGTTCTGTGCATCAATAGCTTTAATATCCTTGCAAGTACATCTTGTTCCTTTAGGATAAGACTTAATAACCTTTGCGCTTGTCTCAGGTGCTGTGCGCACATTAAGACTAGATGCTACAACAGTATAAGTCTTACCTATTCCATAAGGACAATTGATTTGATTTTCAGGAGCAGGTGCAGGTTTTGGTGCACTGTTCATCAGAGTTACCTCAAAAACACCTGCTGATTTTAAGCTAAGATAACAGCTACGTAAAGTACTTACGTATGTGCTGCTTGTTGCCCAGCCATCATTCTTGATTCTCTGGATATAAACTGTAGCATCCTTAACACCTAGCAGATTGCTGTATCTCTTATAGTCTGTAATAAACTTACAGTATCCTTCAACACCTTGCTCTAAAGTATCATATGCTCTGAAGTTAGCTTTGATGTTAGTTGCAGCACCAGCCTTGTATTCTTCCTTAGTATTCATGTTGACTGATTTTCCAGTCCACCTAGAACCACACTTCATACCAAAGTAGTTATGATAGTTCTTAGATAGCTTTGATTCTCCATATCTTGATTCTATACAAGCCTGTGCAGTAATAGCTTCAGGACACACAAGATTATATTTAGGAGCAATGACTTTTACTGCTGCATAAAACTTCTGTGCAAAAGCGATCTGTGTTTTACTGAGTGCCATCTTTATCCTCCCGTGTAAAATCATTCATTAAACAATTAACTACATCTGCAATGTGCTGGTCGTCTGCCATCATATCTCTCAGCTTTTTCTTAGTCTGTGCAATTATAACATCAACTTCCTCGTCACTAAGTAGTTTAAATAAATTTGGGTAAGCATCTGCCAACCTGCCAAGCACATAGTCATGCTTTAGCTTTCCAGTATTATTACCAAATACCTGCTGTGCTTCTACAACTGCCATGAAAGCATATTTCTTAATAGACTTAATGGTGTCCTCATCTGCAAACCTTTTATGCACAACACCTACTCCAATACAGATTACTATAACTGCATAACAAATTAACTGTGTAATCATTACTTACCTCCTTTGAACTTTTGCATATTCTCGTTCTTATTCTTCCAGACAATAAACCCAGAGAACGTAGTAAGTTCTGCAAAGATTGCAGGTAAGATAATATTACATTCTTCTACGATTGGACTGTCTGGAAATAATACAGAAAGTATTAGAATTTCCTGTATTATCGCCATAACATAAATAAGATTTAATAAATAAACTTTTTCTGTCCAGCCTCTACGCTTGAACATCTTTATTTCCTCCACCGAAAATCTGTTTCTCAATAGCATCAAGTCTCCATTCATGCACTGCAACAACCTGCGCACGTGCTGAGTTGTCAGTCTTAATGTCAGTAATGTCTTTTTTCATTTCTGCTATATCTTCTTTAGTAACCATCTTACGTGAAAGCGTACCTACAGTTACTAATGCTGCTAATAATGAGCCACCTACTGAAACTAAAATTTGTAAAGTTTCCATTATATTCTCCTTTGCTGTTGTCTCGTCACTATTAGTGTAACAATAAAAGGTCGAGTAGTCTATGTTATTGTAAAGTATTTAAAGTTAAAGACATTATCAGAATTATGTTCTTTAAAGTATCCTTCGTATATAAAAACAACGCTTTCATTTGTTTCACTATTTAGTGTAACTACAACTGCACCAAGACTTTTATCATCATTTAAAGCTGTGTTATGAAATCTTAAAAAATTTGTGTTAAGTATATAGGCTTTGTTTACTACAACAAACACTACATTAGTATCTAAACAGTAATAAACTCTTATAGTTATACCGTAAATGCTATATGTTTTTAATCTGTATCTACTATCGTTTATATATTTAATTTTACCAAGATACAAATATCCTGGTTGTGCATCACCACCTGCTATTGTAAAAGAATTATAAAACATTTTTATGTAATTAGCTGTAGCTTTTACATAGTGCTTTATTACTTTTTTAGCATAAGCAAAATCAAAATAAAACTTATAATACTGATTGTAGCCAGACTTTATAGTTGAACTTGTTTTAACAAAAACGTCAACTAAGGTAGATAGATTAAATGTATTAGATAGTGTACTATTACTTGTAGTATAGTCTACAGTCTTTACAACAGCATCATTAATAATAAAATTAACCGTCAGTTTTTGTATAACCTGTAAACTATTAAAGTTTGTTTTGTAGCTTATAGTTAAAGATGTATCTGTCTCTGCTGATTTTGTGCAGGTTATATCTAAGTTTTTGTAATTAGTTATATCAACTGCATATGGAAGGTACGTACAGAAACCTTGATGTTTTATTTTTAAACTGTTATATGTCTTATTATTTCTAGTAAAAGTAGATAAGCCTATGTAATTATTGAACGTTGAATCAGGACACTCTAAAAATATATTGTCCAGCTCAAGGAAAATTCTGTAACCATTATAGTTATTGGCACTTATATACAAACTATTGCGCTCGCTTGTAGCAAGTATATATGTTTGCGAGTCAGCTTTTGCTACAAGTGTAGCAACTATTGGAGTCATAAGAAATCTATAACGGGTATAACGCAGATTTACTGATTCATTAAAATGATTAGTTATAGTTACATTGAAGTCAAATATTAAAGCTCTACTATTTCCTGAGACAGTAGCTTCATAATCTCTTGTAGGTAATAAGAAATCTTTTGGCTTAATACCATTTGTATAATCTAATATATAAAACTCGTCCTGTACTAATTCAGATTCTATAAAAAAGAAATTGTCTTTGTTAGCAGAAGTTATATCTATGTAGCTATCAGTACCGTTGTAGTAAACTCTTGTTATTGTATATGTTACGTTGATTGTAAATGTTTTACCATTCTCCCAAGCATAACTATTACCTAAATAAATAGGTGATGATTTTGAGTTATACCAAGTAGTGCCATCCGAAGAATCTGAAACATATCCACCAGTAGGTTTATTAAAAGGCTGTTTTATAAATTCACATATACTACTATTGGTTAGTGCGTTAACATAATCAGAAACTTTACCGTAGTCTAAAACTATATCTGCTTTATTAAAACTACAACGAAACACATTTGTACCATAATCTGCATTGTCTGATACAGAAGTATCTTGTTTACAATACACAGTTATAGGTACTTTTAGTTGATAGTTACGCAGCATTAGTACAGCATTTTGAGAGCCTGTTAATAAACGTGACCTATAAAGAAATGGCTGCTTTTTAAAATTAGATACCATAGTTTTATTACCTCTTTATTAGTAAAACATTATAAGATGTTTAGGTGCATCTTTGTCATTAAGTAAATCTTCGCTTGTTGTTAATGCAAAGTCTGATGAACCGCCATAGTATTTATTTACAAAACTTCGCACCATATAAAACATATCTCTTACTGTAAGGCATATACCATTTATTTTATATAAATAACCACCAGCTGTAACAGGTTTATTTGCAGAACTTATAGCACATCTACCTTTTATATTTGGCTCTACTTCGTTAACGAACCAATCTGATATAGCATTGTTTGGTGGTACTGTTAATTTATTACCTCTATCTCCTGATGGTCTTAGTACAGCAAAAGAATCTACAGTATTTGTTTTATAGGTTGCACCTTTTTCTACAGCATTAGTAGTTAAACTGCTACTACATTGTATATATAAACCATCAATTATTGTTTTATAAATATATGTATTAATATTTGGACTAGAACCATATGAACTTGGTTCTAGTCCAACAAATGCATAACTACTTTTAATTAACGGTTCCTCTATAGTTCCATGTACAGATTCATAGGAACCTTTACTATTTTTGTATAGAAGTTGATTTAGATCTGATATAAATAAATTATTGTAATTTTCTATATTTATATTTTTGCTTTTTTCTAAATCTACAAGAATGTTAATAGATAACAGATTCAGACTTTTAGAGGTTTCTGAAATATAGTCAGTAGATTTTATAGGCAATCTATCATTAGCAGAAGTACTTGCTTTAACATTTACTGTAACATCACTTGCAGTAGCAGTTGTTACAGATTGGTATTTAATAGTACTTAAACAACAATCTAAGAAACCAAATGGATTAACAGCTGATAGATAACCAGGTATTAAATAGTAGTCATCATTTTTAAAAATATTATGTAAATATTGTACAAGTTCTTTTGCCCAAGGCACACCATAATTATCGTCATCTCTTATCTTTGCTGCACCAATAATAGTTATCGTTGTTGCCTTTGCTAGACTTAAACAATTTTTCTGTGCATTATATTCAAATACTCGTCTTGCATTATTGTTTTTTATAACACATATTAACATATAACCAGATGCTGTATTTTGATTATAGTTAAATTGAATTTCCTTATTTACACTTAAATCAAGTTCTATGTAATCTGCTTGTTTAAATTTATAAAAAGGTACATCTCTATACGCAGGCTTATAATAATTAGAAGCTGAACGTGCACTCAAAATATTAAGAGTATGTACATCTGCATTATTAATAGCTGTAGTAATATCTATTGTTATATAATTCGCCATAATAACCTCTATACTGTTATAAAAAATTCATTCACATTTAAAACTTTATTTCCAACAGTTTCATAAGTGTTTATATCAACAGCTGTATTAAAAGCCTTGAGCATCCCTATGTCGTTGTTTGTAGCTATTGCGTACGTTTTATATTTATTTGATGTTTCACATAAAAACATGATTGGTTCATACTTTTTTATTTCATAACTTTTAATATACATATTTTTCATATTGCTATTAGGATAATATGTAGCACCATAACGCAAATTATGAGACAGCTGTAAAGACGCTTCGTATGTTTTTAACGGATTTAACTTGTATACAGAGAATATACAAACGTATTTGTAGCCTCGAGCATTACTTAAATCTATATAAACTATTCTATAAGATTTTTTTGTTGTAGTCTTTCTGTAGGAGTATAGGTTTTTGAAACCTGCATCTCTTTCTGTAAAACTATATAAAGCTGTGATAACGTATTTATTAGTAGCTGTACAATAATTTAAGTTCGTTGGGTATTTTTGTCCGAAAGAGTTCTTATAAGTATAACCTACCACTGCTCCAGAGTTGTTAGTAACATTTGATTTAAACTCTGTATCAGGTAGACTCATTACATAATTGTAAAAATCTAAACCTCTTACTAATTTCCTAGAAGGAGGTTTCATATTAGCTAAAACAAAATCATAACTTGTTTCAGGATTAGCATTAATACCTATATGTTTACCATTTGTCTTTATCATAGCTTCCTCTTATACATAATCTATTGCTAATGTTCCGTCTGTGTCTATCCTTAGTTTATAGTGCTGTCCTAAAAGAATATAGTTGTTCATATCAAGAATAGCATCTGAGGTATGAAACAATGAACCATCCCAATAACCTACTTGTACAAAGTTACCATTAACTTCTTTTACAAAATCAATTCCATTAGGGCTAAGTCTTAGTTTAACAGGTGTTGTTGATTTACCTATAACTAGACCATCATCTGTGAAAGTAAACCAAGTTTCTATATTAACGCTTTGGTCTGAATTTTGTATCTGCTGTATTACAGACATTTGTATTTCATTAGATGATTGTTCAAGTCTTGTCATATATGATTCAAGAGTATCCTGTGTTACAAAAGCTAAATCTTCATAACCCTCTACTTTATCTGATAGTTCCTGCACAGTTTCTGTCTGGCTGGCTACCTCAGTAGTAATACCTTCAACAGTTTGATTGATATTTGTGTAGTTTGTTTCAGTAGTCTCTACTCTTGTTGTAAGACTATTTATAGAGCTGGTATGAGACTGTACAGTAGATTTTATACCATCAACTGTTTGATTAAGTGTAGTGTACTGACTCTTGATTGTTTTAATATCATTTGTAATAGTCTGTATATCTGCCTGTGATACAAACGTACTTAGCTTACCGTTGATAGTTTCAACAGAAGTTTGTAAGTTAGATGTTGCTTCAGACTGTGCAGACTTCCATTCCTGCATTGTACTGAACCAAGCAGATAACTTCTGTCCTTCAGCATCAATAGTGATGTTAGATGCTTTTGTTTCTACATTACCATCTTCATTAATAGCTGTAACAAGACTAGATATATCAATCTTAGATGCAGAGATGTTAGCATTTTCTGCAATCATATCATCTATAATAATAGCGTCTTTAATTGCAGCGGCAGTAATACCAGAAGCAGACCACATAAGCTGTCCATCTATATCCCATACACGCATATCGTAAGTATTAGTTGCAACTCTACCAATCTGCACACGTACATACTTATTATCTTGAATCTGAATCAATCCGTCTGAGATAACCATACTAGTATTATCGCCAGACTTAATTGCAACCCTAGACGTATTAAGAGTTCCAGCATTAATCTTTCCTGCGTTAACTGATTCAATGGCAGCGTTCTTGATACTAGCGCTCTTAAATGTAACATGATCCGAACTAATTTTAAATGCAGCAACATCTTCTGCAGAAAGAGAAGTAGTTATGAGCGAGAAGAATTTACCACAAGCAGCAAGTATTTCACTGGCTGTAATACCATCAGCTATAAGGCTGTTGGTTTTAATGTAATCAGCAAACAGCGTATCAATGTTAGCTTCCTGTATCTGAGTAACTACAGCTTCAAGATGTTCTACACTAATATAATCAGCATTAATCTTATCTGCATTAAGATTTGTGATAGTTGCGCTTAACGCAGCAAGATAGTTAGCAAAAGCATTATCAACGGTAATTTGACCTGCTTCTACCAATTCTGCAAATAAAGCATTAGTATTTAGTTGTTCAAACGCAACCTGCTGTAATGTTGAAAACTTTGCAAGAAGCTCATTAAACTGCTGTAATTCTTCTTCTGTCATTCCTGCATTAGGTTGAGCAGTAGAACTACCACTCCCAGAACTGCCACTACCAGCAGTTCTGAGTTTTGTGAGTACTAATGCAACTAATTCATCCTGTGTTAAGCTCATTGTTTATTCCTCTCTAAATTGTTTTGTACTAGCTTTCATTCTGTATACCCACTGAACATTACGGATCTCATATCTGAATGTAGCATCATAAGATGTAATGTTAAGTCGTGTACGTAGTTGTTTAGCTGAGCATCCAAATTGAATGTGTGCTGTGCAGCCTTGTGGAATCTTAGCAGGATAATCTGAGTCCAGCTTTGCATTATACAATCTAGTGTCCTCACGTACCACCTGTCCAAGTCCAATTGTGACTGTGTGTGTGTCATCATCTACTTCAGAGTAATCATTCACAAGAACTGCATTGTTATCAGCGATAGCTGTGCAGAAGATTGGAATGACTACATCCTCGTTAGTTGTAATATCAAGTTTCAATGCACGCCACTTCTTAGTATATGGTATCTCGAAAGTACGTGCACCAGTATCAATAATAACTTCAACACCATTGTCATTGATAAATGGTAAGTCATCCTGAGGTTCCTCACAGCGTTCCACCAAGTGCATATTAGCAACACCAAGGTGTGCATCAATACAAATGTAAGAACTGTCAATTGTTACTGCTGGAACCCACTGATGTAATCTAGCTGAAGCAGAAATCATTTCTGTTGTCCAAGCACGTGTCTTAACATTGTATTTAACTATTGTGGTGGTTGTGTTTGATTTATCTACGAAACCTACACAGAAGAAGTTATGCTCTGTAAAGCACCACCAGTCATCAACTTGGTCTGCAAATACATGATTGTCTAAGTATTCCTCAATGTCTGAACTGATTGGTGCAAGCATTAACTCACCATAGTTATTTGTAAGATACTTGCCAGGTACTAACATATAATAGTAGTTACCATTCTTGAAGAACAACATATTCTGTATAGCAAGTACAGACTTAGCATCACCATAGTCCATATTGATATTCTGTTGAATAACTTTGGTTGTGTAAGTGATACCATCTTGCGCAAACTCAAGCTGATAGATTGTAGTCTTTGTAAATACAATTAATGCTGTCTTGAATGGTACTGCTGTAACAATAGGGCTATCAAATATTTCAACATTGTTTGGATATGGGAAATAAGATGGGTCATTTATTTCTGATACAAACAATGTAGTCTCTGCATTACGCACACCCCAAAGAACCATTCGCTGCATCCAAGTAGCCATACCTTTTGCTGTGGTAAGTTCGTACTTAGCTTCAGCAAGATTGATTGTGGATGCTGGTTTATCTGCTGTGAGATAACTAAATGCTACAGACATTGTGTTCTCAGGTGTGAGTGTTACTGCATCAATAATGTCTGACTCATATTCAACCTGCATTACCTTGTCGCATCTATAAACATTACACGTAAGCGTGAAGTTATTATAAGATGTTTGGCAAGTTGTAATTGCTATATCATTACCTAATACAATAGGATTGTTAATTGTGGTTTTGCTTGTACGAATCTGTACCAGCGTATCTGAAGAACCTTGCTCTGCATCATTGTTGGTTATAGTCCAACGTACACACAATGTAACATTCTGGTCTACCCAAGACTGAGGGTATCTGTATGCAACTTTGAATGTAACTTCCTCACCTGGTCTACAAGATGTAATAACTCTACCCTTAGAATCATAAGGGATAATACCATCTAACAAAAGGGCTGTTGTACTAACTGCTTGATTAGTAAAATGGTATGGATCTGATAGTAACATATTGTAACCATAGTTAACTGCCTTAACTGCTGTGATGTTGTTAGGAACAAGTTTCTTTAAGCACCACTTAACCTGAGTACGTAAAGCATTGTACTCTGCATAAATCATACAGATGCTTGTTCTAATATCCCAAGTAGTCTGGTTGTGCTTTAGCTCCCATACACATACATAGGTGTTGTTATTGAAGGAAGTGTGTACACCATCAGACGGTTTAACATTACACTCAGAAATGTTATGAAGTTCTTTAGGTGCAGGCATAAGTGTTGAGCATACTTTGTAATCTCCACTGATTTGTACAGCACCTTCAAGATTATTATCATAAGTTGCGAGAATATAATCGTCATAAGGTCTAGTCTTATCTTCTCCGTGTTCAAAGATGATACAAGTGTCCTGATTAAATTCCATCATTGTGTCAGGTATATTTGTACCCTGTGCTTCTACAGGCTTATCCCATGTGTTACCAACGAGAGCATAGTGTAACAGCTCAGCATCATCTTCATTCAAATACTTTACGTACATTACACCAGAATGATTAACAACTGGGTTTGTACTAATAAAGGCTTTAATGACATCAGATGACTTATAGCCTTTGCGTACTCTAAGTGTGTTTGAACTTGTAATGTCTACATTCTGAAGCAAAGCACAGTGTCCATCCTCAAGTGGTGTGTTCACGTATTTCATACCACCAAAAGGCTGGTCGATTGTGATGTTCTGTGAATGTGCTTGTGTTCTATTTTTATAAGGGAAATTCTTTACCATATCTCACCTACCCAAGATAAAGGGTCAGTAGGGTCTGATACTCTAGGAGCACCACTCTCTATGCCTCTAAGTCCGTGTGCATCTTCGTATGTAGATTCTACTGAACCTGCAAAGCTACCATCTGCATTATCCTGTACACGATACTCAGCAGGAATGTTATAGCTGAAATCTCTAAGCATATAAAACTTACCTGCTTCAAACTGTCTGGCAAAATCAAGCTCAGATGTAGTACCTTCGTCATCTACCATATAATAGTGATGTGCTGCGCCAGGTAGTACAACACTACGTATGTACTTATCTGGTATTGCTGTGTATTCTTGTCCTAAATCATCAGCAGTACTGTCTGCATTAATTACAGGAAAGCAAGCATTAAGTGCTGTGTTGATTTCATCTATAGCATAGTTCAAATGTCCAACAAGCTGTCGCCAAGGTAACAACTCACCGTTCAGTAGAACGTTTAATTCCTTTTTGATTTCCAAGTAAACCATAATAACCTCCTAGTATTCATGTTCCCAACCATCATCAGTTGACCATACTTCTTCCATAATCAAGTACCTCCTCTTTCAATATAACAAAAAAGGTGTGGGCTGTGAACCCACACCTAGCTATGGAAAAAGAAAAACCTGATAAACCTTAATTCCAATCTAATTCAAAGTCTCCTGCAACCATTGTGTCCTCAATTGTTGCACCAAGCACACCCATCTTCTGAATTGTTGAATCTACTCTCTTGATTCTCTCCTGAAAGATGTTTGCGAAGGACTCTGGAATCTTATAAGTCTTACCATCCAAAGGAACGTAAACACTGAAACCATTAAGCCAAATAGCCATATTGTTTCCAAAGTATGGTCTGTAGAATGGAGAACCATTTACTGGAATCTGCTTCTCCTTTGCATACTGTTCTTTAAGGAGCATCTTCTTGTCCTGTGCTGCCTTAATACGTCTTGTCATATCTTTTGTTGCTGACTCTGTAACTGCTGCCATAATAATTCCTTTCTCTGGCTCACTTATGATTTTTAAATTTGGGGGAGGTACGGGAGGAAGCCTCCCCCTAAGCCAAGAAGCTAATTACACATTTAACTGTGTTGGGACACAGATGTAATCAACGATTGCCTCAAGTCTTGTTGAACCGAAGCCAATGTCGTTAATCTTGAAGCCAATTGACTGACGCTGCTCGATTGGGTCAAGCACACCTGCTGAACCAAGTGGCTTAATGTACATCTTAGCTGAACCCTCGCCTGAGATTGAAGATGTAACCAAGCAATCCTTACCAAGGATAAGGATGTGGTTAACCTTGTAAATCTTTAAGCCAGTTACATTAGCTGATGGGGCTGCTGAAGCAACTGTACCATCTGCTGCAATCTTACGTAACTTAGCCTTTGTGCCTGCAAGTGCATCAGCAAAAGTGATCTGGTTAGGAATGTATGAAGCATCCTTACCTGTACGTCTATCCTTAACGTAACCTGATGTTCTCTTGATTGCGTTACCCTCTGTATCGCACTCAGCTACGTAGAAGTCTGTGCCATCTGTTACGATACACTTCCATGTATCAGATGCTGCATCAAACCAAGCTGATGATGTAGGGCAGTTGTTTACCTCATGGAATGAGAATCCGAACATCTCTGGGAGCTTAACGTCTGACTGTGAATCATAAATGATACCAGCGTTGTTGTTAATTCTCATATAGTTCTGAACGTATGGGTCGTCCATCATATCAAAGATAAACTCAGATGAAACCATTGCGTGGAATGTTGAGTCATAAGGCTCAACCTTAGCCTTCTTCAAAGCAAGTGCAATAAGTCTGAAGTCTGCAAGTGCTGGAATTGCGCTGTCGCCTGCAACAACAAGTGAAGCAAGGTTAGCTGCTCCGTTTGCAAAGTACTTCTGTGCACAAGTAAGAAGTGTATCTCTTGCGAGAAGATCGAGTGTTTCAATTGCAACGATTGCGTACTCAGATGTGTAATGAGTAAGCACTGGGTCTACCATCTCGAAGTTAACCTTATCAGTAAACTCCATGTAACGACCATACTGGTTTCCTGCAGAGATTTCATAAACCTCTACTGAACCCTTATCTGTCATTGGTGGAACACCTTCCTCAAGTGGAGTTGTGTGTGCCTGTAATGGTGCCCATCTACGCATTGTAATCTTGTCTGCACCGTGAAGGTCAATTGGCTTAGCATATCTGTAGTACTGATATGTCTCTGCTGCATCACGGATAGTATCAAGTAACTGTGTATCGTAGAATACCTCAGGACGCATTACATTTGCTGGACGCTCTCCATCTGCGCCAGGTGTCCAATTTCCTGCGATTTCTGCAATGGAAGCAACAACTGCTCCATTACCATTTAAAGCTGAAAGTGTAGCCATAACTGTTGTTCTCCTTTCAAGTGAACGTTTATGTTTTTTACTTATTTATCAATCTTAGCGAGCACGCTTCTCAGGTCTGATACAGATTTAATTTCTGTTGACTGGAGTGTTTGAGAACCTACCGTTGTACCAGAACCATTAGGCTTCGTTGACTGTGCATCTGCCTTTGCATCTCTGTTAAGTGCTGCCTGAACTGCTGCATCAGTCCTTGCCTGAATGATACTGTCAAGGTGACGAGACATATATTCATTTCGTACATTAATAGATTCAACAGGAACACCTGAGTTATCTAACTCTCTAGCAAAAGCCTGAAGTTCATCACCGCTTAAACCAAATTCCTGTTGCAAAGAAGCAAAGTCATTAACCAGTCTTGTCTGTGCCTGCTGCTGTACGTAAGCCTGATTACTTCTCTCTAAGGTATCTAATCTCTTTAAGAGTTCAGGGTCAACGCCCTGTGCCTGTGCCTGCTTTGTTAACACATCATCATTGAGCTTCTGCAAAAGGTCATCCTGACTTGTAAACTGGATTCCGTTTGCCTGTGCTACCTTAGCAAGCATATCGCCCATAAGTTTGTTCTGCACACGCATCTGAGCAAATGCGTTAGCATCTTTGTCAAGCTGGTCGCCAACCTGTGGCTGAATTACAGTCTGCTGTTCTGCTGCGCCCTGCTCACCTGAGCCTGCTGCGCCTGCATCTGAACCTGCACCTGCGTCTGCACCAGCATCTGTCTGAACCATATTATCTGGGTTAGACAAAAAACTTCTTAACTTTTCTACATCAATGTCTGCCATACTAAACTCCTTTACTCACATTGTTTCAGACTTGTGGATGTCTATTGAGTTCACTTGAGACTTTGCTACCCTTACATAAATAAGAGTAGCAAAGTTTGTCTAGTATTGTCAACTGAAGATAGCACCATTTTGTGCAACTTGCTCAAGATTTGCTGTCTGCTGTGCACCTGCCTGTTGCTGACCGATAAGAGTCTGTGCAGTAAGGTTCATTGCATCTGCACTAGACATACCGTTTTCAACAAGTCCAGAGTACTGTGATACAACCTGAGCAACAATGTTAGTCCAGTTCTGAGCACGCTGGATTCCCATACGCTCTTGGAAGTATTCCTTGTTTGGTATATCCTGCATCATCAACCACTCATCAGGTGTGATAAGGTCTACGTCAATACCTGCACCAGAGTACTGCATCTGTTTCTCCATCATTGCATCTGCAACTGCTGCAATACGTGCCTTGTTCTTTGGCATTTCACTAGAGATATTGATTGCGTATTCCATAACAATGTCAGAATTAATCTTATCATAAGCAACTTCTACAGTCTTATAAGCATTAGCCTTGTTCTTGTCTTTGACAAGGTACTTACGCTTCTGAGAAAACTCAAGGTAGTTGCTTATAACTAACTTACTAAGTCTCTTAGCATAGAACTCATACATAAGAATCTTAGTAGTATCGATCATTGTAGCTGCATCAAGCATTGCATTAACACCACCAGTTGTGATAACTGAACCAGTATCTCTACCTGTGTACTTGCCATCAACACCTGTGATAGCCTGCATATCTGCAGTAAGTGTACCAACTAACTGTTGAGATGCTGGAGACGGTTGTGGGTACTGATGATAGTGAACTGCTTTGCTTGCATCACCCTGCACAACGAATGTACGGTCAGCTTCATTACCATGCTGCACAAATGCGTTTACATTGATACCAGAAGCATTGGATACGAAACGTGGTGGTCGCTGATTCTTGTACTCAGCTGTAGCAATCATACTCTGCATAATATTATAGACAATGGTGTTATCCATAATCTTTGCAGGTTCTGATGTACCAAGTAAATCTCCACTAGGAATATTACAGTACAGCTCAGCGAATGGATACATATTAGGTTTGATTGAACTCTTTACATAGAGTACAACTTCCATATCCATAAGATGAATCTCTGAAATATTACCTGTGTTAATATCCTTTAAGAACCAAGTATAAACTCTGTGGTATCCTTCAACAGCAGGAGTGAACTGTACACGCTTATCTGTCAGTGCAGACATTGCGTAGTTATAATTCATAGAACCTATTGTGTCAGGATGCTTCTGCTTCCAAGCATTAAATGTCTTTTTATAATCTGGATGGTTTGCAAGAACTTCTTCTGCATAATCATCCCACACTACTACGTGTGATGCTTCATCTAAGTTCTGCGCAAATGGATCACGATAATATTTAAGAGGGTCAATGTTCTTCAGAACAACCTGACCTTTCTCCATCTTCTTGTCTGTACCTGTAACAATACTGTTATCCCAACCTACCTGTGTAATACCAAGGTTGAGTAATGCTGCACGCTCTCCTGCAAGAAGTTCATAGTAAGCAATGTTGCGTGTAGTCCAAATGTGTTCAAGAGCAATGTTAAGATTCTCAACTACGTCTTTATCTTCCTCAGAAGTAAACTGAAGCTGTGCGCTCTTACCTACTGTGTAGATAGATGCAAGAATATTGTTCTTAACATAACTGATATGATTAGTCTGTGGGAGAAGCTGGTACTTAGGAAACTTTGCTCTAAGTGCTTCCCATAGTTTGTTACGGTCTAGTGCATCAAGACGTACAGCCCTGCGGTGTGCCTTGCGATACTCAAGTGCATCACGTGTAAGAGTCTCCTGTAAATCTTCAAGATAAAAGGATGTACCCTCTATTAATGTCTTAGGCATAACTTAGTCCTCCTTCTTATTATCGTTATCTAAATAATCATAAATCTCAGCGAGTACATTATCCATTGAGACTACATTACCATCTTCATCTACTTCAGGTGTTTCTTTTGTATCTTCCTTAGGTGGTGTGTAAGGCTGTAGGTAACGTACTGCAAACCAAATGAATGTTGCACAAACTGTGCACACTGATAAAAATCCGTACATAGTAACCTCCTATAGTTTCACAATAGAACTGTTCTCTTTTAAATACAGCTTACCATTCTCATCTTCATAGAGTAAAGGGTCTGTACCATTGTAATAAAGAACTTCCTCATAACCATTCTCAACAATCATATCATCATATAACACAGCTGGGATGGCAGCAACTAACGCTCTAGTATCTTTTTCAATAATCACAACGGTCGTTACTTCGTCCATAAATTACCTCCTTAGTAATCTGTGTCAAGCTGCCAGTACGTATCAGGCTCATCATAGTCCTGCTTGTTGTCTGT